CAATTTATTTTTAAAAATAATTACAAACGCATTTAAAGGCTGTTTAACAAACGATAAAATATAAACTATATCAATATACCAAAAATACATTATCTTACCTTAAAACAACTAAAAAAGCTATTTGCTTAACTTGTGTGCAAACATTTTAATAATAGTAGTAGGCTTTATAAACCTGCATATAAATCTTAATATTCTTCCTGCATTTGTTGTTGCTTCGCTTCGTGAATATTCTGTTGCTGCTGAATCTAACAACTCCTGCACTGGTTCTGGTATCTTATCTAAGTTTGGCATATCTATATATTTATTTATAAGTTTCATAAGTTGTTCTTCCGTTTACTTTTTTTGCTTTTAATACTTGCTTTCTGTTTTTACCTTTCACATAGGAAACGTGAATCCAGCTGCAGTCAAATTCATTTATTAGCTGATCAAATTCTAAATTCTTTCGAATATAGTCAAACACTTCTTTGTTAGTTGGTTTGCCTTTTGAATCCATATCAATATCCATAGCTTGTCCTGAACAATGCTGACTTGTTATACTGCCTTTTATGGCTTGATTTAAGTTTAAACCTCTATAGACACTTGTTACGTGTATTGGTGCTTTAAAATGCTCTCTAATTGGTTCAAATACCTTTTCAGCTAGTAACTTCATATTATCAATTACTGATTGGTTAGGGTTGTTGTTTACTATTCCTAATTTATCCGCAGTCGCTGATCTTGTACATTCCTCTAATGTTAAATGTTTACTTATTTGCATCTTCTTTTTTTGTTAAAAGTTTATAAATCATTATTCCTGTGTATATTATTGACATAGTCAAAAGCAATAATTTCATTGTGCTTTCAATACTTGTAAATGATAGCCCGAATATCGTACCATTTACCGCTAATACTTCTAAATTCTTACTTGTCATTTTTATTTTTGTTTAAATATTCGTTCATTTTTTCTATATTTTTAGCCTTAACCTTGTAGGTTAGTTGTTTCGGTTCTTTTGGTTTTTCCTTTTCCATCTTATAATACCCATCCTATCGGGTTTGGTTTAGTATCTGGATACATATCTGAATTACTATTGGTCCAGTATTCTGGAAACATAGCACTCGCATTTATAGCCATATAATCAACAAATCGTTTAGCGTAAAAATCAGCAAACGTTCTGTGCTTTTGGACCAGGATATCTAATTCCTCTTTTGAAACGTTTTCGCTGTTATCTGTACGGTGTTTAAATACGCCACCGTTTCTAACTTGATAGTTTGCAAATGGTAAATAATCCACCATTGCAAAGTGAATCAACATAGGTTGTACATAATCAGAAACCAAATTAAGATAGTTACCTGTTAAAGTTGTAGTATCTATTTTTAAAGTAATAGCATCGTATAATTTAGTCCCTAAATAGTTCTGCAAATGCATCTGCTGCGAAATTTTGATGAAATGAATAAAAGAATCTATATCAACATTTCCGTTAATTATAGTATTTGCTTTTAGGTCTTTTGGTGTGATAAATAGTGTTGTCATAATTACATATCGTGCGGAGCAATGTACGCTTTAGGGTTATTAGTTGGTGCTATCTCTCCCGCTCTTCTTACATCCGCTGGTGTTGATGGTTGTGCTGCTGTATTTTTACCGCTTCCTATTTTTCTATACATTTCACGAACCCAGAAATGTTTGCAAGTTCCGAATGGAAAAGCATCGCTTAACTTGCCACCACCTTTCCAAAGAAATATATCATAAGGTTGGTCTGGGTTTGGGTTCATACCAAATCCTGGGTTTACATTGTTTTGGCTCATTGCTTCTATATCCTCTTTTCGGTAAAGTTTATTAGCACTCATCATTTTTTTACAAAACTGTCTTTCTGGTGATGCATTACCGCCGTATCTATATCGTGTAATATATAATTTTGTGTCTTGTCCTGAAACGCTTTTAGTTCTTGCAGTTCCTGTTGACACCTCGGCCAAAAAAGTAGCGTTTAAATTTTCTGTTTGTGCATCTAATTCTGTTTCTGTTTCGTAGTTTACGGGTTCAGCACTTACCAATTCCCACTCGTTTAAATCTATGTCTTCACCGTATTGTGAAAGGTCAATAGTATGTTCGCTTAAACTTGCTGTTGGCTGTGTAGGTTCTACTTCTACTGTTAATTCATTATCACCGTCTAATGGTTGTAAATTTTTGAAATAAAGGTTTAATGAAATATCATTAAAAGCTAAAATTTTATTGAAGTCTTTTATTAGTAAATTTTGAAATGGTTTTATAACTGTATTTTGCATTAAAATAGTAGCAGTTTGTAATTCGTCTGCATTGTTACCAAATCCAGTATTATCTTTAATACCTAAAAGCATAGGGCTTATAACTCGGTGTCCAATCATAATTTTACGCATTGCTTCATCTGCAATAAATTGGTATTGATTGTGTGCGTCTGATAACTGAATTGGGTTTATAGTAGCCCCATAGTTATTATTATCGTTAAAAGATAGGATGAACCGACCTGCGTTAGAACTCCCGCCAAACTTGTTTTGTATATTTCGTTCAATATCTCTCTGCTCGTCTTCGGTCGGTGTCCCATTATTGAAATTTATTAGACAGCTCGGACTCATACCATTAAGTATGTTGTTTAGGTGAAAATTCGACACTTCCTCCTCGATCTCACAGTATTGTAAACAGCCCTGAAAATCAACGGGGCTATAATAGTAAAAGCCTGTTTTGTATGGTTTGATGTAAAGTATTTCTTCACCACCATTACCAAAGCCAAAAGCAGGTATTTCTAAGGGTTTGTTTTGTCTGTTTACTTTTGTCCAATCTTCAGCATAAAAATAATTTTCAACCTCGCCATCTTCATTACATTTACCGCTTCGTAAAGTTTCAACAGGAAAGTGGTTGCACTCAACTATTCTTGTTTTATCTATTGAATAAACAACCTGTACTGCACATTGTCCCATCGCTTTTAAATCATAACACAAACGTTCAGTTGTATCGTCATCAAACAATAACATCGCTTGTGCATAATCTTCTGGCTTTAAAAGTTTATCACTTGCATCAATACCTTTTCCGTATATCATTTGACTGATACCGTTTACAATTGCGTTGTTGGTAGGTGATCCGTTAATCCTATCTTGTAAGTATCCAAAATAGTTGTTATCTTCACCGTAATTAATCCAGTCTTGGTTTCTTACTTCAACTACTTTCGGGCTTGTATAAGTTGCTAAATTTACAACACCAATTCCGCCCATCTTTTTAGGCTCTATTTTATTTATTTTTCTTTTCATATTTTATAGAAATTGTTGTCAATATTAGGCAACGTATACTCTCCTTGGTTAATTGAATAGTCTTGTATTGTTGTATCGTCTGCAATACAGAATACTCGGTCTTTGTAATAAATAGATTCAGTAGCATCACGATTGTAAACTTTCAAATTGTAAAATGTATTTACTTGTAAAAAGTCTGATGTAACAACAACGGAATTAGTTAAGTCTTTTTGATATACCACTTGTGAAGGCTCTCTTGTATAAACTGTTTTAGTTGTTTCGTCTGTAAATTCAAATACTAAAGCCAAAAGGGTTGTATTTACCGTTGGAATTATAGTTATGTTCTCGTCAAAAGTTTGTCTTAATACTATCATACCAATATAACGTGAACTTATTTTTTTTTGTAAAAAAAAAGCACCCAATAAATTGAGTGCTAATTCTAAACCTGTTCATATCCCTATGCAGGTGTAATTTGTGTTGGTACTCCAGTAGTCTGTGCTATTTTTGAAAGCATATAAGTTGAATTTACAAACTGTGCCATTAAAGGCTCTTGTCCTGTAATGGTTAAAGAATAACCATTTAAGTCGCCTAAGGCTACTCCTGTGCTAATTGTACCGTTTACATCACAACCTCTGGTCATACCTACTGAAAGGTAGTTACCGTTGTTATCTTGTACAAATACGTGCGGTCTAGTTGCTATAACTTTAGCTAATTCCACTTGTGTTGCTGCATCTAATTTTGTTAAAACCAAAGTAAGGGTTTGTTCAAAAAAAGTAGTTCCGTTGTCATTACTTGATGTAATGGTTTGCTCTAATCCCGATGCTGATTTAACATCGTATTGAAATAATGAAATATTAGTACCACTAAAGGTGCTTACCATTCCATTTGATATTGTAGCTGTTCCTAAAGTACCGTAGTCTCCAAAGAATACTTTTTGTATTCCGCCGACTGCGTCTTTACAGGCTAATTTGCGACCCGTTGACATTAAACAAGGCATATCTATATATTTATTAAGTTAATAAAAAAGGGCTACCTAAATAGCCCCTTGAATTATGCTATTCCGTATGTTACTGAATCCGTTCCGATTCCAACTTGCAA